TAATATGGCCACTCCAACAACAAAAGCAACATTAAAGAGTTATTGCCTCCGAAATCTTGGTTATGGTGTTATAGACATTAATATATCTGATGATCAAGCAGATGATCGTCTGGATGAGGCACTTCAGTATTTTGCACAATATCATTATGATGGTGTAGAAAGGATGTTCTTAAAACATCTTATTACAACAGCAGATGTCGCACGTGCTAGATCAGATACTTCTGAAACAGCAACAGATACAGCAGATAATACTGTAACTGCATCATGGAAAGAGGGTGACAATTGGATACCTCTACCAGAGTCTGTTCTATCTGTTGTACAAGTATTTCCTTTTGAGGAATCTGCAACCAACAGTATGTTTGATATTCGATATCAATTGAGGTTGAATGACCTATATGATTTGTCTTCTACTTCAGTTATACATTATGATATGACAATGAAGCATCTGGATTATTTACAGCATATTCTTGTGGGTGAAGTACCAATTCGATTTAATGAACATAAGAATCGTCTTTATCTTGATATGGATTGGGAAAATGATGTAGAACCTGATGTCGATTATATCGTAATAGAATGCTGGAGAAAATTAGACCCGACAACCTATACAGATATTTATGATGATATGTTCTTAAAAAGATATACAACAACACTAATTAAACGACAATGGGGAGCAAATCTCAGTAAGTTTGGTGGAGTTGCTTTGTTGGGTGGAGTTACAATGAATGGAGAAACCATATACACTCAGGCAATAGAAGAACAACAAAGACTTGAAGAGCAAATTCAATTAGCATATGAGTTACCACCTATGCATATGGTAGGATAAATTATGGCAGTTAATTCATTCTTTCATACTAGTGGTGTTGCTGCAATTGCGACTGAACAGAGTCTTTATGCAGATTTACTTACTGAAGCAATTCAGATTTATGGCCATGATGTTTATTATCTTGATCGAACTCTTACTGCTGAAGATACTCTTTTTGGAGAAGATAGTCTTTCAAAATTTACCACGCAAGCAAAAATAGAAATGTATGTGGAAAATTCTGATGGAGGATTTGCTGGTGAAAAAGAATTGATGACTCATTTTGGTTTACAAAACCTAAGTGAAATTACTTTTGTGGTGAGTAAAACGAGGTTTCAAGATTTAACGAAACAAATTACAATTGAATCTGGTACAGATACTTTAAGTGGTTCCATAGTATTAGAAGCAGGAAGTTTGGATAGTACGGTAGTAGATATTAGTGGTTCATTTGAGAGTGGCTTTATAATCTCAGAAGCAACTTCAACGGATTCTGATAGACCCTTAGAGGGGGATTTGGTATATCACCCAACTTTGGATAAGATATTTCAAGTTAACTTTGTGGATCATGATGATCCTTTTTATCAACTGGACAACAATCCAGTATATAAATTAAATTGCAGACTGTTTGATTATAGTTCTGAAATTATTGATACAGATATTGCTGTAATCGATGCTATAGAGACAGAACTTGTCAGTGATGCACTTCGTTTTCAGATGACTTTGGAACAATCATCTGCTGTAAATGAATACCTAAGAATGGAGATTGGTATTAGTACAAATGGAGATCAAGGCCTTCTGTTAGAAGAGACAGATGGTGATTATCTTACAGGTGAGAATGATTCCAGTGGTGTTGGTGAAAGTATTATACTTGAGAGATTGGCAGATACTGGAGATGATGCATTCTTACTTAATGAAGATTATGTTGTGGGAGATTTTACTACAGATAAGACTTCACAAACAGAACTATTTGACAAATTGGATGACGATGTATTAGATTTTACTGAAACAAATCCATTTGGTGATGCTGGAGGCACATAATGTTAGGACAACAATTTTATCACGAAACCATGCGAAAGGTGGTTGTCGCTTTTGGAACTATATTTAATAATATACATTTAGTTCGTAAAGACAATGATGGGAATATTATACAAACAATGAAGGTTCCTCTTGCGTATGGTCCAAGAGAGAAATTTCTTGTCCGTTTGCGAGAGGATGCAGACCTCACTAAACAGGTTGCAGTAACCTTACCTAGAATTGGTTTTGAAATAGCAAATTTAACATATGATTCAGCTAGAAAATTAAACCGTGTTCAGAGATTTAAAAAGGTAAAAGGAGCAAAGGCAAATCAATTAGATACACAATATATGCCTGTTCCTTACAATTTAGAATTTACTTTATACATTATGGCAAAACAATCTGATGATGCTTTACAAATTGTAGAACAGATTTTGCCTTATTTTCAGCCAGATTATACAGTAACAATTAATGATATGACAGATATGGGAATAAAGAGAGATGTTCCTTTGGTATTAAATGGCGTTAATTATGAAGATAATTATGAGGGAGACTTTGCTGCAAGAAGGGCATTAATATATACACTGTCATTTACTGCTAAGTTTTATCTTTATGGCCCTGTCACTTCTAGTAAGGTTATTAAAACAGTACAAGCAGATCAATTTACAGATATGCCAGATCAGTCACCAAAACGTGAACAGAGATTTACCGTTGCGGTTTCGCCTTTAACTGCTGATGCAGATGATGACTTTGGATTTAATGAAACTACATCGTTCTTTAGTGATGCAAAAACTTTTAATCCTGAAACTGGTGAGGATGATCTTGGAGGATAAATGGAACTGATATCAGAGTATTGGCATCAAATATTGTTTTTAATAGGAGCAATAGTCGTAGCTGTTAGATTAGAATCAGAAGTTAAATCATGTAGAAGAGATTTAAATGCGTTGACAAAAGAGTTAGATCGCAGAGATACATACGTGGAAACTGTTAAACAGCGGTCAGAAATTGATATTCATAGTAAACAAATTTCTAGTCTTTGGGATTTTGTGAATGGGCTGCGAGAAAAATTTAAGAATGGTCGAGACTAAACAAATTTCTACATGGCAACTTGGAAATGAAGGTTATAAATCTTTTAAATCTTTGGAATTTCCTGATTCTGCCGTATTAGAAAAAATTCTGAATAGAAAAAATATAAATTTAGATATTTCAGCTAGATGTACGTTAGAATGCCCAAGGTGTCGCAGGGCTCAATATAAGAGGTCTGGTGATAAGGTGCCAGGTCATGATATATCTCGAACTGATTTTGAAAAAATATTAAAACACTTTGATAGAATATTATTTTGTGGACAAGTATCTGATCCGACTGTTCATCCCGAACTCCCTTATTTTTTAAAAAGAATTTATGAAGAGAGGAAATTCACAACAATAGCAACAGCTGCTTCACATAAACCTATTGAATGGTATGAAAAAACATTTAAAGTTAATCCCAATGCAGTATGGAGGTTTGGTGTTGATGGCTTTCCCGAAGAAAGTCATAGGTATCGTATAAATCAAGATGGCCCAAAATTATTTGAAGTAATGAAAATGGGTGTAAGCATGGGTATAGACATAGAGTGGCAATGTATTGTTTTTAGTTATAATGAAGATCATATAGAAGCTATTAAACAAATGGCGATAGATAATGGTATAACTTTTTCATTAACATATTCTTCCAGATGGCATAATTTGACAGGATATCCAGACCCATATCAACCAAAAAATACATCACAATATATAGGAGGCGATACTTTCAACGAAACTAATATTCACACAAAAAAAAGAATAGACATACTGTCCAATTATTCTGATTATCAAAAAAAACTTTGGAACGAAGAATTGTGGTTAAAAGAGAGTAGTTTAGTGATATAAAATGGCAATAAAATTAACTCCTAAATGTACTGGTTCAAAAGGATATGGATATAGTGCTAAAGGTTATATAATACCATGTTGTTGGTGTGATCCTATAGACGGCACGCCAGGTAGTAAAGATGAAGTAGTTCAAAGAGGATTTTTTCAAGAACACCTACATATAAGTAAGGCTGAGAGTATAGAAGAAATAATATCCGATAAAGTGTGGGTAGATTTTTTTGATGGCCTTATAAATGATCCAGAAAATGCTATGTCAGTTTGTAAGAGATGGTGTGGAACAGAAATGCAAAATAAAATTCATGAAAAGTTTGGTAGAAAAAGTAGTGATATGTCAACTTCTAATTTTAGGACAGAAACTAAAGGAAGAAATTATAAACGAGAAGTAGTATTAGTAGAACAACTAATGGATAAATGGGATGAATAAAAAATTGGATGAAGAATTGGGGGTTGTGCAAGACCCTTTACAACAAGAGGTGATGGACTATAAAGTCAAACCTGGCAATATCTCAATGGGTCTTGGATGGCCAGCAAAAGTAGATCCAGCCACAATTGGATGGGATGCTGATGAAAATCATGTGGAGAAAGATTATGAATACCAAAGAGAAAATTTCTACAAACTGGTTGAGCGGGGTTCCGTCGCTATTGACGGCATACTCGAGCTGGCCAAAGAAGGAGAACATCCAAGAGCCTACGAAGTTGCTGGACAACTCATCAAAAATGTTGCAGAGGTTACTGAAAAACTTGGAGACTTACAAGAGAAAATGAAGAAACTTAAAGAAGTTCCTGATAATGCACCGAAGAATGTAACTAATGCCTTGTTTGTAGGTTCTACTGCTGAACTACAAAAAATGATAAAGGAAAAATAATGGCTGATAATTCAGTTTATTTAGGAAATCCTAATCTAAAAAGAGCAAATGTTCAACAAAAATGGACAAAAGAAGAGGTTGAAGAGTATACTAGATGTATGAAAGACCCTATATACTTCATACAACATTTTGTAAGGATTGTCAATATTGATGAAGGACTTGTCCCTTTTAATTTATATGATTTCCAGAAAGAAATGGTCGGTACATTTCACAACAATCGTTTCACGATTTGTAAGTTACCTCGACAGTCTGGAAAATCAACTACTATTATTGCTTATCTCCTTCATTATATACTGTTTAATCCTACAGTAAATGTTGCAATCCTTGCGAATAAGGCGGCAACTGCAAGAGATTTATTAGGTAGACTACAACTTGCATATGAACATTTACCAAAATGGTTACAACAAGGAGTAATGACATGGAACAAAGGAAGTTTAGAACTTGAGAACGGGTCCAAAATATTGGCGTCTTCTACAAGCGCTAGTGCTGTGCGTGGGGGTTCTTACAATATTATTTTTCTGGATGAGTTCGCTTAT